CTGCTTTGTAATCAGGAAATGTCAGTTCGATTCTGGCCGAAAGCTCTATATCCCCGTAGCCCAATAGGCAGAGGCATCAGACTTAAAATCTGTTCAGTATGAGTTCGAATCTCATCGGGGATACTATGGTCCTTTAACTCAGTTGGTTAGAGTAGCTCGCTCATAACGAGAAGGTCACAGGTTCGAGTCCTGTATGGACCACAATATACCTTGGTAGCCCAATTGGCAGAGGCACTAGACTTAGAATCTAGACAGTGTGGGTTCGAATCCCACTCGAGGTACAATTACTCAGTTAGTTCAATTGGATAGAACACATGACTACGGATCATGAGATAGGAGTTCGAATCTTCTACAGAGTACAAATGGAAACTATTGATCGATATATACATAAAATTAAGAAATCAATGATCGATTATATTCCTAATCTAGGTAAAACTATCATCGAAGAAGGAGGAACAATAGTTCCTATTCTTATTCCTAGTAAAGTCTCTCAAGGATGGGGAATAACTAACCCTTCAGTTATAGTTAAAGGCGATGAGATTCTCATTAATCTTAGGTGTGTTGAATATGCTCTTATTCACTCAGATAAGAATCAAAAATTCTGGAGTCGTTGGGGACCTCTAACTTATTCACATGCTGAAAATATAAATGCACTAAAGACGTTTAACGTTCTTTGCAAACTTAATTCAGAAACCCTTGAGGTAGAAAATCATGCAAGAATTGATACATCTGAATTAGATACCGAACCGAAATGGACTTTTCATGGATTAGAAGATGCTCGATTAGCTTTTTGGAATGATAAACTTTACTGTATAGGTGTACGTCGAGATGTTAAGCCTGATGGAGAAGGTCGTATGCAATTCCAAGAAGTAGAATATAAATTCAATGAAAATTCATATGCAAAAGAGATAAGTCGAAATCGAATTGAGCCACCTACTCCATCTTATTGTGAGAAGAATTGGATGCCTATTTTAGACAGACCTTTTGAATTTGTTAAATGGACTAATCCTACTGAAATAGTTAAAGCAGATCTAGAAAAAAACGATTCTACTCAACAACATATAAGCGGAAAAACAATTTCAATCGATAGAGATTTACGAGGTGGATCTCAGGTTATAAGTTGGAATGAAGGTTGGTTAGCTATAACACACGAGCTGATCATGAAATCTCATGAAAATCCATTCAATCATAAAGATGCTGTTTATTTAAGTCGGTTTATTTATTGGGATTCTGAATGGAACATAAAGAAAACATCTCCACCATTTTCTTTCTTAGATGGAAGAATTGAATTTACTACAGGATTAGATCGCCTAAACGAAGATAATGTAATCATAACATTTGGTATGTGTGATTCATCAGCTTTCACTGTAAGAATGACTAAAGATCTTATAGAAAAATTACTTAATCGATTATGGTAAAAAATATAAACGAACTAACTTTAGCTTATGCTAACGACGTAGAAAATCCAATACTTAATTTTGAAATGGGACTTTCTTTTTATCGAAGAGGTCATTATCCTTCGGCACTTAATTTCTTTTTAAGAACTTCTGAGTTAAGTGATGATAATCAATTAGTTTATAAGTCTCTTATTATGTGTTCTGAATGTTTACATTTTCTAGGAAACAGACAACACTCACTTAGAGGTTTTCTTCTTCATGCTATTTCTATATTACCTGAAAGGCCCGAAGCTTGGTTTCTATACATCAGACTTTATAAAGAAAATGGCGAATGGCAAGAATGTTTTTCTCATAGCATCAATTGTTTAAGGACTTGTAATTTCAGCTTAGATATCATCGAGGGTTTAGGTTATTTAGGATATCAAGATTTCTTGCTTTTCAAAATGATTTCCGGCTATCATGCAGGTCGATTTGAAGAAAGCAAAAAAGCGGTTATAGCTATCGCAGAATCGTATTGGGATCCTTTATCAGAAGAACAGAGTCAATTAGTTTATTCATACATCAAATTACATCGAATGGCTCCCTCTTGGTTAGAAAAAATAATTTAATTGTTAATAAGTTTTGACTCTAGAATTTTTTTCTTTGGAAACTTTTGATTATATTTACTTTATAATTAAATAATCAATATGGTAACAATTAACAACACAGTAGGAAATCTCACAGAATCGGATCGTAATTTATTCAAATCGCTTTTCGATTACAATGAGGTAAGATTAGCTTCTTCAGCATCTAATGGAAATTCAGTCGAATCTAATTATATGCGAGTCTATGGATTCCGATATTGGGACGAAATAGAGGTTAATAACATAAATGAAAAGGTAAAAGAATTCAATTCGAAAGCCGAAGACAGTGAAATGGAAATTAACGATTATGATGATTATGAAGTCGAATGGGATAACGATAGATCTTACCCTGCATCCTTTAGGTTTTCAATCAAATCGAAAAATAAATAACATATGAAAATAGAAAAATCATTTGACCTCTTAAATTCGGAAGGACCGATTATTAAGATAGAAAAAATTCAAGGGAATTGGCATTACAAATTCAATGGATCTCGTCAACATCATATAACAACAGCAAAGGAAATCCTTTCTGCTATTTGGAATAATGCTTGGATCATTGATCATACTGGGAAGAAAACTTATCAGTTAGGTAATTATCCTATTTCAATGAAAGGTGATGATCCTAAGCACTACGAAGAAATTGTTAAATGTCTAGTAAACGAAGAAACAGAAAAGATGCGTAAGGATCCTAATTACTTAAAAAATTATTTACAGAATGAAAATAACGTTTATATCTGATACACATACTAAGCATTATGAAATGACTAATGATCTTCCAGGTGGACCTGTCATTGTTCATTGTGGTGATGTTTCTAGTAGAGGAAATGTTCGTGAGATAAACGAATTTTTAGAATGGTTTTCCGAACTTCCTTATACGCATAAAATCTTCATTGCAGGAAATCACGATTTTGGATTTGAAAAGCCTTACATAAAAAGTCAGATTGTAATTCCTGAAAACATTCACTATCTTGAGGACTCTTCAGTTCTTATAGAAGGAATTAAATTTTATGGATCTCCATGGCAACCTTGGTTTTTCGATTGGGCATTTAATCTACCTAGAAGTGGTAATGAGTTAAAAGAAAAATGGTCTGATATCCCTGAAGATACAGATATTCTAGTTGTTCATTCACCACCAAAGGGAATTCTAGATGTAGTCGCAAGAGGCGGAGAACATGTAGGTTGTGAATTGCTAAGAGATAGAATTCTTGAAGTGAAACCTAAAGTCGTTGCATTCGGTCATATACACGAAGCATACGGTATGGAAATTATAAATGAAATTACTTACATCAATGCTTCATTGCTAGATTTAAGATACGATTATACAAACAAACCAATAATTATAGATTATGAGCAAGCTTAAACAAGACAAAATTCCTATGGTTCTTACGAATGACAATTTATTAAAAATTGCAATTGAACAAGGAGTAATCGAACCAACATTCAATTGGAAACTCGTTAGAGAAGGTGATGGAATGACAGCAAAATCCAAAGAGGTTCTTTGGTTAGAATTTAACGAAGACAAGAGTTTCAAAGCCAAATATGACGAACCGGCTATGGGTAGATCTCTTATTATGTCGCCTTTTAACAATTCTTTTACTTGGCAAACTACTGATATAACAGAGATTGTCGAAGAACGAGACGACTATATTAAATTCAAAACGAAAAATAGCGTTTATGAATTAAGTAGAATAAAAGAAGAAAATGAAATTACAAGCAAATAACCTCTGGTTTACATCAGACACTCATTACTCACATAACAACATATGTCGAGGTGTTTCTAATTGGCTAACCAATCCAGGAGCTGATGTTGAAATGACTAGAGATTTTATGACCGTTGAAGAAATGGATGAAGCTCTCGTCAATAACATAAACGATAATGTTGATGAAAATGATTGGTTAGTTCACTTAGGTGATTGGTCCTTTGGTGGATTTGAAAAGATTCGAGAATTCCGAGAAAAAATCAATTGTAAAAACATCGTTCTTATTCTTGGAAATCACGATCATCATATTCAGAAAGACAAAGAAAAAATAAGAAAGTTATTTACTCACGTAACACATTACGAAGAGCTGAAAATAACGAGGGACAATAAACCGTCATACCAATTTGTTCTTTGTCATTATCCGATAGTAAGTTGGAATGGTATGCATCATGGTGTTATGATGTTACACGGCCATCAACACTTAAAAGGTGATAATCGATTCTCACAGAACGATCGAATGGATATAGGAATATGTGGACATCCGGAATTCCGACCATATCACGTCGAAGAGATAGTAGAAAACATAACCGAACGTCGGAAAGATGTTAATAAGATTTTAGGTAGCTTTGAATAAAGCTGCCTTTTTTTGTCATAATAAATTTATACAAAATTAAATGAGCTTTAATAAACGATTTTTTTCAGAAAAGAATATCCGATCAAATGCAGAAGGAACCTTTAATTCTTTTGATATGTATATGTTAAACCCAGATGCTGCATTCTTAACCGATGATTGGACATATAAATTCTATAAGGAATATACACAAGAAAAAGAGGAAATAAGAAAACAAATTCACGAAAATTTAAAGAATGAAAATAAATAAACCAATCGTATTTTTTGATCTTGAAACTACAGGTCTAAGTACAACATCTGATCGTATAGTCGAAATCTATATGTTGAAGAAAAATCCAGATGGAACAGAAGATGAATTCTATTCTCGATTTAATCCATATCCAGTTCCTGTTGGTAAAGAAGCAGAAGAAATGCATGGTCTTTCTTTGGAAGTTCTACAAAACGAACCTTCTTTCTCTGAAAGAGCTAAAGATATACTTGAATTTCTTTCGGGTTCGGATATCGGTGGTTATAATATCATCAACTTCGATTTACCTTTCTTAACAGAAGAACTTATTCGTTCAGGAATTAATTACTCTTTCCGAACTCATCGTATTTTCGATTCATGGAAAATTTGGACTATGTCTGAACAAAGAAACTTGAAAGGTGCCGTTAAAAGATTTACAGGTGAAGACCTTGAAGGAGCTCACCAAGCTAAAAACGATGTCATTGCAACAGCAAAGATTTTCGAATCTCAACTTAATGTATTCGGTCATCTTTATGACGATATGGATCAATTATCCGAAATCACTTCTGAACTAAAAGATAAGCTAGATCTAAGTGGTAAATTTCGAATCACTGAAAACAAAGAGATTGTTCTAACCTTCGGTAAACATAAAGACAAAACAGTTCAACAAATTTATCGAGATGATGCAGGATATTTCCAATGGATATTTGAAAAATCCGAAATGCCAAACGATGTTAAACGAATAGCAAAATCACTTTATGAAAAATTCAAAGCAACAGCTTAATATCCTTAGAGATTACGATAAAGTAAAAGCAACCTTATTACACACTGACAATACATCAGAACATGTATTAGCTTTGAATAAGTTAGTTCAGAACTTTCAAACTATATATGGAATTAGTAGCGAATACAGCAAATCTCTATCGAATCTATTTTGGGCCACTAAGAAAAAATTTAGATCAACAAACAATTAAACTATGATAAAAGAATCAGCAAAAGCATTTATGGAAAACTCAATATCTATTTATGCAGATAACGAACCTATTGCCGTAAGAATTCTACGTGCAGGATGGACTAAACCACAAACATATCATGTTCTAATTGAGTTCGGTGATACTGAAGACACTGAATATAAAGGTCTTTTTAACGCCGAACAAATCAAAGAAAAATTTGGAATTGAAGTGGATAAAGAAGATTTCAATCTAAACGAAAAATCAAAATCGATTCCTAACGATCACGATTTCGGTAAAGAAATGCGTCGAATTGCTTTGAAATATCGAGTTAATACAGAAATATGAACAGAACAACTAACGTAGTAGAATTAGCTTCTATATACTCTGAGGCTGAAGCTATTTGGTGGATGAAACATGATTGTTTCCCGTCTAAAGCTAAGTATCGAGGATTTACAGCTAATGAGGAGAAATGGAGTAAGTGGATGGATGAAAACGTTAACATACTTACAGTAACTCAAAGGGTAAAACCAAACGAACAAAAAGTAAGTCCGAGTACTATCATCGGTACTCTGAAAAGAAATCCTTCGGTTATTCTGAGTTGGGGAGTAGGATCTCGAGTAAAAGACAATATTAATCTACACGATTTCATAGTTCTTTATTCACCTTTGGTTACTCCTGAATTTGATCTTTCTCTTTTAGATGAAGAACTTTCAATGTATAAGCTAGACGAAGAGAAAAAATCTCAAGTCTATATGGTGGTTCAACGTCATGGTGGATTAGATCTTCAATCATTCGATATTGAAATTCCAACTGTAGATATCGAAATGAATTACGGTAAAGAATGGAAAGATAAACACGAAGATTTAATCGAGGTTCTGACTAATAAAAAGAAGAAAGGTATCGCCCTCCTTCACGGTCTCCCAGGTACGGGAAAATCAATGTATATTCGACACTTAATTTCTTATCTTTGTGATAGAAAGACTGTTGTTTATCTACCGAATCAGCTGATCCCTTGTATTACAGATCCTGGATTCATTCCTCTTATGGCAGAATATAGTGGATCTATTCTCGTAATTGAAGATGCTGATGAAGCTATTAGAGCTAGAAAAAATGGAGGTGGAACAGTTGATAAGCTACTTAATTTAGCTGATGGTATTCTATCAGATTTCTTAGGAATGCAAATCATCTGTACATTCAATTCTGATATTACAACTATTGATGAAGCTCTTCTTCGTAAAGGTCGACTTATCTTGAAACACGAATTCAATAAGTTATCAATCGAAGATTCTCAACGAGTATCTGATCATTTAGGATTCAAATCAAAAATCGAAGACAGTATGACTCTTGCAGAAATTTACAATCAAGAAGATAAGCTAAGCGATCTAGAAAAGAAAGAAGAAAAACTAATCGGATTCGGAAGATGATTTTAGTAGAGAAAGAATACAACGATTTTGTTTTCCTCATAGGTGAAAGCTCCATAGATATATTTGATTATTATGGAGTCAATACAATGCATGGACTAAGTAGAAGAGGTGCTATTAAAAAAGTAGATACTGAAGAAAGTGCTTATATATGTGGTCTTTGTAATTATCATCCATCGGACAAAGATCTAACTATGCCTTCTCATATGAAGCCTTTTCTTTTTATGAATGCAAAAAGATTTCAAAACAGTTTCGTTGATGTTACGTCTTTAATGCATGAATGTTCTCATTTAGCTTTTATGTTGAATAATTATGACGTCGAAAGAGAAGAGGAAATCATAACACTAGCAGAAGAATTGGCAAATGATTTATATTTTGAACATTACATATCGAACAAAAAATGGTGAATAAAATAGAACACGAAAAACTAGGTGAATGTAACGTTCTACTTGAAGTTACACATAACAACGGCAAATGCTTTAAGCTTATAGAAACTTACCAAGTTAAGAAAACTAAAACTTCATGGAGTAGAAGAACTTGGTGGACTACTGAAGAAAAATGGAGAGATTCTAGAGAAGATGGCCGATCAAAACGTCCTCATTACTATGCTATGTGGGGAATGTCACATAATCCAGAACAAATGGGTGTAACGAAACTTACTACAAAAGGGAGATATAACCCTACAAAAAGTAAAGTGACTAATTACTTCTTAGAGTTAGTTGATGTTTCCGAGAATATGGAATTCAAACACTAAATTGTTAATAACTTTAAGACTCGAGATTTTTTTCTTTGGAGAATTATGATTATATTTACTTTATAATTAAAAAATCAATATATGAACAATCCAATAGCAGAACGAATCGGTTATTGTTGTATTAATCTCGAACTACAAGGTAGCGAAGGGATTTCAACTAATCGACACATTATCAAACGAACATTCGAAGCACAACGAGAAACAAATGAAGTAGTTTCCGAATTAGCTCTAATGAATGTAAAAGACCTCGTAAAAATCATTCAATGGAATGAACGCAACGGAATCAAATTCTTCCGTATGTCTTCGAATATGTTTCCTTGGATGTCCGAATATGAATTAAAGTCTCTTAAGGATTGGCCTTTAATCGAAAAAAATCTTCAATTAGCTGGATCTTTAGCAACTCAATATGGTCAACGACTTGAATTTCATCCAGGTCCTTTTAATGTTCTAGGTTCTGCTAATAACTTCGTTGTTCATAAAACCGTTCGAGAACTTAATCAACATTCTGAAATCTTCGATTCAATGGGTTTCGAACCTTCTCATTGGAATCAAATCAACATCCACTTAAACACAACTCAAGGTGGAAAGGAAGAATGCGCTAAACGATTCATTAAAGGATTCAACAAGCTACACCCAAACACTAAAGCTAGATTAGTTATCGAAAACGATGATAAAGCTTCTCAGTATTCTGTAAAAGATCTTTATGATCTTCTTTACAAAGAAATCGGAATCCCTATTACATTCGATTCTCATCATCATAAATTCTGTTCGGGTAATCTAACTCACGAAGAAGCTGCTAAACTTGCTGCTTCGACTTGGGGTAATGTTCCTGCAGGTTTTCACTTCTCTTCTACGATAAATCACGAAATGCCGGATTCTATGGCTCGTGCACATGCAGATTGGATTTATGAAGAAGTAACTGATTATGGTACAGGTGCTTGGATTATGGTCGAAGCAAAAGCTAAAGAAAAAGCGATTCTTCATTATCTCAAAGAAGGTGTAATGGAATCATCTTATATAGAAACCTACGAACTTATCACATCATAAAATAAATATGGAAAACACAAAACCTTGGTTAGTAATTAACAGTGGAAAGACAACTGTTACGAAAGGAGAAATCGGTAAATTCGGTGGAGAAAAACCACATATCTCTTTTTGGATTGACAAAAATGAAGATACAAGAATTGCACTTTGGGATAATGGAGACGGAACTGTTTATTTCCAAGTTACAAAGAAAAACAATCTCTTAAAAACACCTACACTGATTGAATCGAGAGAAGATGTTCTCATTGCCGATAAACCTTCTGTTACTGTTAAAGTCGAGGATGATGATGATCTACCCTTTTAATATATGATACTTAATGAAATCAATCCTGGTGCATTAGGATTAATCTATTGGTACGAGAAGACATCTCATGAGCTTTCTGAGAAAGATCTAGAAAAGCTTAGACAGAAAAACGTATCAGATGCACTTAATGCCACGATAATGAATCATATGTATGAACCGAGTAAAGCAATAGGAGATATGAATACCGTCATTCAAAGAGGTTGGAATGAAGCTAATAAGCAAAAAGCTATGATGGAAGATGGAACTGGAATGATGAAAGAAATGTTTATGATTGGGGATCCTAATACCATTCCTCGTATATCAGAAATAGAATCTTCACCTAATTTTAGAGGTTGGTCGAATCCTTATCTCATTCAACAAATAAAAGAACTCAATGCTTGATGAAATTAAAATATCTTTCGTTGTAGTAGTCGATAATCAAAATCGATATAAAGAAGAGATGTCTCAACGAATATGGCATCATGAAAAATTCGTTAAGGATCTTCTCGAAAGGGAATCTTGCTTAATCGGTAGAAAAACATTCGATCAAACTAATTGGAAAGGAAAAAATAGTTGGGTTCTAACTCGAGATCGTAATTGGAAAAGAGATGGAGTAGGAACAATACACAGTATAGATGATATTCATCTTTGGGTAGAAGATAAACTCTATGTGATTGGTGGAATGTCTCTTTATGAACAACTAGAGAAGAACGTAGATGAAATACATCTTTACGTTTTCAATAACAAAGAAGGAAATCAAGATTGGATTCCATTCAATATGAAAGATTGGAAACCGATCGATTACTTTTCAAATAAAATATGGTCATACGCAAAATTAGAAAAAAAGAAAAAATGAAAAAATACTACAGAATTACAAAGGACATCACATTAGTTGATGGAGAAAATTTATCTGAATTGAAAGAAGGTGATATCGTATTTAGTCACTTCAACTTTCCGACTGACAAAATCGAGAAATGTACAGTCCTTAATAAGAGCATCCATCTGACTATTGGATTAGTTAAGAAGAATCCAGAGATATTCCAAGAAATTACTGAGGATGAATTCAATATTAAATGTGAGACGGAAAAAATAAAATCAATTCTGCTTCAACTTACGGAAGAAGAAAGGAAGGAAATAGTTATGAGTCTTTATAAGGAATTTATTCCACAAATTCTTTTTATTCCTCCCACTTCACCAACACCAACACCGATCTTACCATATAATCCTTATCCATCAAATTGCTTTGTATGTGGCCAAAATAAGAATAATCCTTGCGGTTCTATTCAATGTCCTAATCGAAATCAGATTTGGTATACATCAAACACTACCGATGTTAAATAATAATCTAGAGGTACAGTACGATAATCTAATCCGTGGTAAGTTGTCTTTGTCGTGGTATATTTCATAAAATAGATACATAACAATAAAGACAAAAGATGAAGAACGTCCTTTTTTTAATTGTGATCTTGATGAGTAATATATCGATATCACAAGCAATATACCGTAAAGATTACATAGAAACTTTCGATGCCGATTGGTCGGGATTATGGTTTATTCCCGCTGCAACAACAAATTACTACACAAACGCATTTGTTTCATCTACTTCTAGTGCTGTTATATATGGAGCAGGTAATGCTTCATCAGCAATAGAACAGGATTGGTATTCATTCCCTAATCTTGCAGTGAATCCAGTTAATGATTATTACCTAACTTTTCGTTTAGGATCTTATCGATTTACTTCAACTGCTACTACTAGAGGGGTTGATGCAGCAGATTATATTACGGTCCAATTAAGCACAAATGGAGGAACCTCATATGTAAATGAATTAAGAATTACAGGAGCTTCTAATGCATTTTGGGATTATAACAGTTCATCCTATACGAAAACAGCAAATGGAACACTTACAACGATAAGTCCTGCTGCAGGAGGAAATAGAACAAGTACAGGTGACGGTTATTCTAATATCCGTCTAAACATTCCTCCAGCAACAAGCAATATAGCAATTGATATTTATTGTCGAGTTAATTCTGCTGGTGAAGAATGGTGGTTAGATAATTTCGAACTTCATGAAATAATTAATACACCTTTGCCTGTTGAACTTATTTATTTTGAAGGTAAGGCTGTAGAAAATAATGCTGTTCTTGTATGGGAAACGGCATCTGAATCTAATTCATACTACTATGAAATTCAAAGAACTGTTGACGGTGAAAACTGGAAAGTAGTTGGAATTATAAATGCTGCTGGAAATAGCAATCAAAAACTTCGTTATGATTTTGTCGATAAAAATCTAGATCCAATGATGTATTATTACCGCCTAAATCAAGTCGATAATGATGGTAAGAATAAGCTTTATGATATTACATCAGTCGAGATAAATTCGAACAAATCTTACCAATTTAATTACTACACAATGGATGGACAAAAAATAGACATCGAAAAAGCTTCTGCTGGAATCTATATACGAGAATTCAATGGAGTAATCGATAAAATTTGGAAACAATAAATTTAGAATATGAAACAACTACTAATTGGAATTGCAGTCTTTCTGCAAATTTCAGTATCTGCTCAATTTTGCCCTGCATTAGGCCCTGATCAATTTCTTCCATGTGGAATAAATTCGACTACCTTAATTGCAGATTTAAGTCAATGTGGACCTGGAGGTCCTGGACCAAATCAAACTACTAATTATTCAGTAACTAATATACCTTATGTTGCACAAACTAATACAGGAACTTCGGTTTTTATGTCCGATGATTCTCAACAAGGCCCTTTTCCGATTGGCTTTAATTTTTGTTTTTATGGTTCAACCTACACACAATTCTATATCGGCTCAAACGGTTGGATATCATTTAGTGGAGGACAACCAACGACTTTCACCTCAGCACCATTACCTACAATCAACGGACTCGTTCCGAAGAACTGTATTATGGGACCTTGGCAAGACTGGCATCCTGGAATTGGAGGTCAAATCAAATATCAAACTTCAGGAGTTGCACCATGCAGAAAACTTACAGTTAGTTGGATTGGGGTTCCTATGTTTTCATGTACAGGAAATCAAGGAACCTTCCATATCGTCATATATGAATCAACAAACAACATTGATAACTTCATACAAAGCAAACCAGCTTGTACTCAATGGCAAGGAGGAACTTCAGTCGAAGGGATTCATAATGCAGCAGGATCTGCATCGGTTACCGTTCCTGGTAGAAACTCAACAGCATGGACAGCTAACAATGATGCTTGGAGATGGACTCCTTCTGGACCTCAAGTCACTCCGATACTCACTTGGTATCAGGTGGGTAATCCCGTGGCAATAGGAACAGGACCCACAATTACAGTTACTCCTCCACCTGCAGGTGCAAATTATACTTGTCATTTTGTTTATCCTATATGTAATGCTGGTTGGTCGACTTGTAATGCAGGAATAGGTCTAGGACCTGATACGGTATTCGTTCTACCTGGACCACCCAATCTAGCACCACCAATAATTAACTTTACAAATCCTCTATGTTCAGGTTCTTGTGACGGAACTATTAACATTACACCGATCGGTGGATCTGGAATACAAACAATTTCTTGGAATGGACCCCCACCTAACTTTAATTTAACAGGACTTTGTTCAGGACCTTATAACTTCTTAATAACAGATGCTGCCGGATGTACGGTAAATGGTAATGTAATTTTAACTAATCCTCCTGTTCCTACTGTTGGTCCTATCGTCGGATCCGATACTGTTTGTTTTGGTAGTCCTTCTGAATTTTATTCAGTTCCTAATCTTGGAGCTGGATGGAATTATCAATGGTCATCTGTAGGTAATATCATTACAAATCCAAACCCTTATGAAGTTGAAGTCGATTGGAGTTCTACAACTTCAGGATTTATTCCTGGAGCTATTGATGTAATTTCAATAAACCCTAATGGATGTCTTAGTCTTCCTGTTTCTTTCGATTTAACAGTCTTTAATGTTATCCCTACAATAACACTAATAAGCAATCTTTGTGAATATGATGATTGTGTTAATCTTAATGCTATACCTCTTAACGGTACATTCAGTGGAAATGGTGTGAATGGAAATCAATTTTGTCCTTCTATTAATAACATTGGTTCTGACACGATCATCTACACTTACATTCAATCGGGATGTTTATTCGATGATACAATCACAACAGTTGTTTTCCCTAGACCTATCATCACACCAATATCTCCTGATAACGTATTCTTTGAATTATGTGAAGGTGATTCTGTTTTAAGTACATTCATAACAGCATCGAATTCCAACGGCTATAACGAATGGACTTTTATGAATCAAACATATCAAGTTCAAAATCTAGACGTTACTTGGAACTCTCCAGGAATGTTTGAGATATCGGTTGTTAATTGGGCAAATGGATGCTCTTCACTCCCTCAATCTACAGGAATAACTATTGCGAGATGTCCTGAACTTCTTTTTTATGTTCCTAATTCTTTTACTCCAGATGGTGATGAACATAATAACACATTCAAATGGATTTTCACTAGTGGATTCGATCCTACTGAATTCCATGTTACAATCTTCAATCGATGGGGAGAATTGATATTTGAAAGTTATGATCCAAATGGATACTGGGACGGAACATATGGAATGTCTTATTGTCCGGATGGAATCTATGTTTATCAAATAAGATTTGGAGATAAGACAAACGACGGTAAGTATATGATCGAAGGAAATGTTACTATGTTAAGATAAAAAATTGTTAATAACTTTTAGACCCGAGATTTTTTAGTCTCGGGTTTTTTGATTATATTTACTTTATAATTAAACAATCAATATATGAATTGCGTAAAATGTTCTAATCCTATTCCAGAAGGAAGGATAAAAGCTCTTCCTAATGCGAAGACTTGTGTTCAATGCTCAGACACTGAACGTATCGGTTGTCATACTATAATTTCGGGTAAAAATACATATTCAGAAATTCAACTGGTAGACAGAGAAACATCTGCTAATCTTTATCGAATGCAAAGTCGACAAGGTTTTGGTGTTGCCACGGGAGTTAAATTTAAGTTTGATTCCAGATCTAATTAAGTACATATAAATTAAAATCAATAAAAATGAAGAAACAAACAGAAATCTGCACATATGATTCGTCTATGATTGTATCATCTATGTACAACTACGAATCACAGAAACTCTTAGTTGAATTCAATACTGAATCGGTATATGAATATCAAGGAGTAACAGTTGAAGACTACAAGCTATTTTCCGAATCGGAATCTACAGGTAAAGGATTTAATGATAACATTCGTAAATACGAAGGAACAAAATTAGAAAACCATGCCGAGATTAACTGAGGAAGAAATTGATTCTGTAATGTATTTAGTTCGTAAGTATTCAGACCTATGGGTTAGATCAGATGATTCATCAAAAAGACTCGAAGAACTTACAAAAGAACGTGAAAGTCTTGTAACAGAAATTGAAAGACTTACTGCTGAAATGGATATTGCTAAACAAGAAGAAAAAATTCTTGATGATAAGTTGAAGAACAAATACGGTAACATTCAGTTAGATATGGAAACTTTTGAATTCGATATAATTGATTAATATGAAGATTGAAGATATTTTTAGAGAAAATGGATTTCGTTCAGGCCGAATGATTTCCGGATCTAAGTCAGGTTATGCATCTAGAAACAAAGGAAATGTTATTGTTTTTAATGCAAGAATTTGTACTCTTTCCGAAGGAATTATTTGGTGGGGTGATTTAGATATCACTAAAGACGAAGAAGATCTAAAGAAAATTGCTGAACAAATCGGTCAGTCTATTTACATTCTTAGAGAATCGGATGCATGGGATCAAGAATCTGTTAATGAAGAACATATCCTTAAAAGGAACGTTACAAAAATTGGATAATGGAAATTTACATAATGTCTTATATCATATTGGGATTCGGTTATATTTACTTCAAATACATATCGGATCTTATGCCTGATTTTTGGTCACCTATGCAACCTTTTGCTATGATTTGTATTTGGCCTTTAGTTGGCTTTGCAGATCTAATAAGATGGATAAATAAAGTTACAAAACCTTAAGTCGATATAGGTTAAACTATCGACAAACATAATACAATTACCTATGAAAACTATTACAGTTTTTGCTCTTGTTATCGCTTTAGCTTTAACATCATGTGGATCTAACGGATCTTCTACTGAAAATGCAAGCTCTAACGTTGACTCAACAGCAACAGTTACAGATTCATCTTCAGTATCTACTGATACTACATCAGTTAAATAAAAAGTTTGCTGGTGAAATCCCAGCTTTATATGGGCCCAACCCGGTTTTGACAGGTGGAGTCAGTTCTTTGAAATGCAGGCAGTGTTAGTATTGGAAACACTTTAATAACCTATACGAAAGATAAATGCTAAAGCATTATATGTTATCGAGAACATGCACAACATCTCGACTTCAGCGAAAGTTGAAGCGGTAGAGTACGCTTACGCTGCTTAACCATCGGGTCTCAATTACCTAGGAACAGAAATTTGAAAATGGTGAAATTTGGTAATACCTTAGAGTAAACCGGAATGAGCATTAATTCCTTAATAGAAATGCACAAGACTAAAGCTAAAACAGTCTTTAAACTTTAAGGCAAATTTTGTTTGTTTAGAAAAATAAACTAAGCCTGTGAATGATTTTCTTAGTACGTTCATTTTGGACGAGGGTTCGAATCCCTCTGGGTCCACAATTGCTTCCTTGGTGGAATTGGTAGACACGCTAGACTTAGGATCTAGTGCCGAGAGGTATGAGAGTTCGAGTCTCTCAGGGAGTACAAACTTAATACGTTCTTTGACATAACAAAAAAAATTAAGACAAATGGAAACAATTCAAACATTTGTTCTTGGTGCTGCAAGTGCTCTAGCTCTAATCGGGTTAGGGTATAGTTTCGTATCAGTGCTAAGGATAAACAAAACAGTAAACCAATTAAACGAAAAATCCAAAGAAGTAGAAAACGAATTTGGAGAAACTCATCGAACTATTGATGAAAGAACTAATCATTTAGAAAAACACCTACATGATCGAATGGATGATATGTGTAGAGAAGTGGAAAGCCTCAATAATGAAATTAGAAGAATTATTGATGAATTAAGTTCTTATACAGATTCGAGATTCGATAAAACAATCGATAAGCTATGTGAACGTATGGATATGCAAGACAATGAACTTATTAAGGTCGTTGAACAGCATGATGCACGATTAGCAGAATTAGAGACTGATAAAAAAGTCTCAGAAGATAAAATAGAACAAATCAACTCATAAACCCATTGTCAAAACGTATTAAGTAGCCTGGAGAAATCCAGGCTTTTTTTGTCTGAACTTCTTGATGGATATATAGAAGAAAGACTATAAATGCCTACATCGAGACCTTTTGCATATAACCCTGGAGCTACGGTAAATGGAACTGAACAATTAGGACTTATATCTATTGGATGGCCTGATTCCGGATTCGCATCTACTGGATTGACTTCTTGGATGGGACCTAACGAAGATCCCGGTTATATTATTGCTAAAAGGAATCCTCTTAATAATCAACCAACTCCAGTAGGAATTACTGCTTCTATTGGTTTCAGTAGATCTACCGCTAAAACTGATCCTTCATTTCTCGACTTAGCAAATTTCATCGGTTCGACTTCTTTTGTTGGTGTAACTGCTGCAAAAACCTGGTTGAATTCTAATGGATTTTGGACTTCTTATAATACTATCATAATAGACGGTTTAGTATTAAGTTTAGATGCTTCTATAGATGGATCGTATCCAGGATCCGGAAGTACTTGGTATGATTTAAGTTCATATGGAAATAAAGGAAGTTTATGGAATAGTCCAACTTACAATTCCTCAAATGGAGGTAGTTTTATTTTTGATGGTTCAAATGATTATTGTACTGCTGGGTTAAGCACAAGTTTGGCTCCTACTAATGTTACGGTATCTGCTTGGGTTAAACCTTCGGCATTTTCTAATCAAGGTAACATCACATCTAAAAGTAGTAATCTAGGATATAGAATGCGATTCGAAAGTAATGGTGCCTTTTGGATGTACTCTAATGGAAATACAATTACTTCTCCATCTACATATTCAATAAATAATTGGTATCATACTGTCGGGGTTTTTTCTACTACAGGGTTACGGATGTATGTAAATGGTAGTTTAGTACAATCAAACAGTACTGCATTTGCACCGTCTTACTTGGTAGGTAGTTTTCTTGTTGGTGCTTTTAGTTCAACTCAAGAACTTTTCCAAGGAAATATCGGCTATGTAGGTGTTTATAATAGAGCTTTAAACGCAACCGAAATAGCTCAAAATTTTAACGCACAAAGAACAAGATTTGGAATATAATTTTTATTATGACAACACAAGAATTTGAAAATAGAAGATTTATGATATTTAATGTATCAGAATTAAATCAAATTGATTTCGATCAGGTCTTAGAGACCTCATTAGATACAGTTAGAAAATCGGTAGATCGAACCAAAACATTTGTTAAATGGGACGGAGTGATGCCAGTGTGCGTAAGAAGCTTAACAACATTCGAAGGTCCTTATACCTATGATGAAATCATTCTAATTTTATTAACATCAGAATGGACTACTCCTACTTTACCTTAAAATTGTTAATAACTTTTTGATCTAGATTTTTTTCTTTCGGGAATTATGATTATATTTACTTTATAATTAATTAATCAATAATGCGAAAGAAACGTTCAGATAGGAATCACATTGTTTACCAAATCAGAAACAAAGAAACTGAAGAATTCTATATCGGTATTACCGCTCTTAAGGGACGAGCATACAAGTGGTCAATAGAAAAACGTTGGAAACAACATATCAGTCGAGCCAAAACACAAGATCTTGATTGGACCTTATGTAATTCGATACGTCAACACGGTCCAGATTCATTTACAATTTCTATTCTCGAAGTAATCCGAGGTAAGGCCGAAGCACACTTTCGAGAAGTTCAACTTATTCACGAACTTAAACCACAACTTAATCTTGCATCTAATAAATAAACATATGACAATTACACACAAATCAAAATTCGGAGGAACGTACGAATTATCTCTTACCTTTGCGAAATATGCAAACGGTCAAACTGCAATTAAACTATGGGATATGACCGATGGGTTCCCTTATGCAACTGCATCACTATGCGTCGAAGATGATCTTCTTAAAGAAGACGAAGTAGCCATCAAAGACTATTCAGAAAACGAAGGAATTCTAGATGCCTTAATAGAAGCCGATGTAGTGGAATATCCACATGCTTTTATTCAGTCCGAGTTTGTTAAGATTCCAATTTGTAAACTTAAAATTGTTAATAACTTTTAACTCTTTTATCATCAAGAATTTTTTTCTTTCGGGAATAATGATTATATTTACTTTATAATTAATTAAACTAAACAATTATGCAAAACAAATTTTTCGGTCATCAAGCGGTTTCACAAAGACTCGCAAACAAATTAAAGGATTGGTACAAGGTATCAGTTAACATTATTCATAACGACGATGCCAGTGATATCATCACAAACGGTCTTACCTTTACAGTTTCTCGTTGTCAACAATTCGATTCTTCGAATGGATCCTTTAGATTAACTCACAATTCAAAGTTAGTCGATTGCACCGAAATGTATTCATTAGTAAACAAATCTTCTAAAAACAAATAATATGAATTGTACACGTTTCAAATCTCTACGTAACACAAAGCCTGAAAAGGTCGTTCCTATCACAGAAGTTCTTCAAGAAATTGCTTCAGATAAATATCAAAAGCTAATCGAAGAAATTCGTCAATCCGAAAATCCTTCGAAAAATCCACTTAAAGATAAACTTCCTGTATTCACACCAACAGGTCAATTCAACTATCGTTCAATGGCCGGTCTAGAAGAATACAATGGTTTAATGTGTTTAGATATCGATCATATCGAAGATCCTGAAAGTCTAAAAGTAAAATGCAAAAAACTAAACTACGTTTACTCTGCATTCGTTACACCCTCAGGCAAAGGACTTAAAGTCTTAATCAAAACAAATGCAACCTCAGAAAACTACCGAGACATCGAATTAAAAGTTGCCACAGCTTTTCAACACGACACAGGAGCTATTCGAGATAATCATTGCAAGGATATCGCAAGAATTCAATTCGTTTCTTACGATCCAGAACTTTACATCAACGAAAATTCATCACTAATTAATCTATAACATGAGAAATATCGAATTAGAATTTAAACAAATGGCAATCGTTAAAGATGCGGTTGAAACCTATTTTGAAAAAATGGCACCACTTTCTGTCTTTGAATTTGCCTTTATGAACGAAGAGGAAATGGATCATATCAAAAGCATAGGTTGTTCTATTATGAATGCTCGTTTAGGAATTGGTTTTGAACCTGGTGGATTTGTTCAAGCAGTTATCGATAATAACCTTTCTCGTGCTTTTGCAAATGCGGATAATATCAATCAACGTGCTTTGAAATTTTATATGTTAATGATCTATAACTTAGGGATCAATATCAATGTAGAAGAAACTGTCTCCAACTAATTGTCATATAAATTAAAATTCAATTAAATGAAATCATCTATCAAAAATCTTATCGATACACTCGAATCGGATTGTAAGGAATTAGAAGAAATGGTAATTGATCGAATCAAATCTTCTTACTTTTCGGATGAAGGTTTACGTGAAGCTCTTATTGAAGATCCATTTACACTCGAACTTTCATTTGAAGATATTGAAGGAAGTCAATTACATTCATATGATGTAGGACGTAAAGAAGCATTCGAAGAAATTATCAGATCCCTAAAAGAAATAATTAATGAAAAACACAAAGTCTAGGATCATACTATGCGGTAAAGCTGCTGCAGGTAAAGATCATCTAAGAAGAATCCTCGAAGGTAGAGGATTTCGTTATGGAGTATCGTATACTACTCGTCCACCTCGTAAAGGTGAAATTGATGGAGTTGATTACTATTTCCTCGAAGAAAACGAATTCAAAACAATGATTGAACAAGGATTCTTTTATGAACATGTAACATTCAATGGATGGTTCTATGGAACATCGAAAGAACAATGGCATGAGCTAGATGACGTATTCATTATGACTCCTTCAGGAATTTCTAAGTTACATGCTGCAGATAGAAAATCTTCATTTGTAATTTATATAGACGTTGATGTAAATATCCGTCGTGAAAGACTAGGTGGTAGAAACGATAGTAACGATTCTATTGAACGTAGGATTCAAGCAGACGAAAAGGATTTCGAAACATTCAAAGATTTCGATATCAGAATAACAGATCACAACTTCTAAAATAAAAATACATAATGGATAACATCAAATCAACGAAGACCTGGGAACCAATGACTCATAGGCCTTATTTAGGTGAAGGTTGGAATTGCCTAGAACAACAATCACAAATCAGATATTCAGGAACTTCTTTTGTTAAATGGGCTAAAGCTCATCATAATGGAGAGCCTGTTAGCTTCTGGATAACATTCAACGAATTCAATCTTAATCATTGGTCAAATCACAATTTAAGTTATTCTTATACAGTAAGAGGATCTATCAATACAAAACCTGCATTAGGTCTAAAATACTTCCATACATTAAAAGAAGCAACGGATTTCATGATTTATCTTGCTGAATCAACTGATATGTGGATTGCAACCGTTAATTCCGAGGAGACTATAAGAGCATACGATAAGAGATTAGCTGATATCTCAAAAATGGTAGATCGTAGAGAATCATGAAACGAATTTTAATTATATCACAAATATCATCTGAGGGTTTAAACAATCTTCAGATGATGGAGATTGTGAATATCTTAGGTGGTAAAGGTCTAGATATACGTACATTCAAAGAAGCTGATAAAGTAGAACATACAGATCTAGAAAAAGCCGATAAGATTATTATGATTGTTCCTGAATGGAATGGATCATTTCCCTGGACATTCAAGAGATTGATTGATTTCTCTGGATATCCTTCTGTCTTAGAAGAGAAACCAATTCTTTTAGTAGGAACCTCATCTTCAACCTTTGGAAATTTAATGGGAATCACTCAACTATCCTCGATACTCGGATGGGTAGGAGCTAATGTCTATAGCAAACCTGTTTGTGTTCCTTTTATCAATCGTAAGTTCGCTAAAAACGATATCGATGTTGATGAAAGAATGAATGAAGAAGTTCTTAATTTTGTTAATAACTTTTGAAAAAAAGTTTGACTAGAATTTTTTTACTTCGGGAATAATGATTATATTTACTTTATAATTAAATAATCAATATATGAACATTAAAGACCTCGAAAATCAATACTTACTCGCAAAACAAAAGTATTACGAAGGAGATCCTATCCTTTCAGATTTCGAATTCGATATACTCGAAGAAAATCTTAAATCACTTAATTCTCAAGTAACCAAAATCGTGGGTTCGGCAAATCTTAAAGATGCCAAATTTAATCACGTTACACCGATGCTTTCTCTTAACAAGATTCAAGTACATCATAACGTAGAATTTCCACAATCTGCACTTACCTCTTGGTATAATCAAAACAAAATATCTAATTCAGAATTAGAAGCTACACCTAAATTCGATGGATCCTCTTGTAATCTTATTTACGAAGATGGAAAATTACAATGGGCATTAACCCGAGGTGATAAAGCGAAAGGACAAAATATCATTGAAAAAATGAAATTTATCGTTCCTCAAAATATCAATATCAAAGGTAAAATAGAAATTCGAGGAGAAGTAGTTATTCCAACTTCTCTATTTAATCAAAAATACTCAGACATCTATAAGAATCCACGTAACTTCGTTGCCGGTGTCTTAGGTCGAGATGAATATGAAGAAGAAACAATGAAAGATTTTCACTTCGTTTCTTTCGAATGTAGAATTCACTCAGATAACGATTATTACCATCACCCACATACATTCCAATTTCTTAAAGAAAATGGATTCATTACAACTCCACTCGTACAACTCTTTAATCAAAAAGATTTCCAATCTGTTTATAACACATTCTCTGAATTCAGAAAAACATCTTTATATCAATTAGATGGAATGGTTATTAAATTCCAAGAATTCGAAAGGAATGGAATTGGCGAAACAGATCACCATCCTAAATGGGCAATCGCAATTAAGTTTCCTCCTAAAGAAGCTATTACAACGATTAAAGAAATCACTTGGAATTCAGGAATCTCAGGTGAATTCACCCCAGTAGGAAACCTAGAACCAATAGATTTAGATGGAACTACAGTTTCTAATGTATCACTTTATAACTATGGAAATGTAATTCAAAATGGTTTATTCCCAGGAGCTAAAGTAATTATCGTTAAGTCAGGAGATATAATTCCTATCGTTCAAAAAATTATCGAACCTGTATTCGAGGATATACAAAAATGTATTCCTACTCAATGTACAACCCCAGAATGTAAATTAGAAATTCAAAATGATATACATCTCGTTTGTACCAATCCTAATTGTACAGATCGTCAAATCCATCGATTATCTCGTGGAATCGCATCATTCGGTTTTCGAAACGTTGCCGGATCTACAATCAATAAGCTATATAATGCAGGATTCAAAACAATCTTAGATATCTTCGATAATCAAAAATTCAACGAAGGAAATCTAATTAAATCAGGTGAATTCAAAGAAGGAAGACAATTAGAAATCTTAATGGGAAGTCGAAATAATCCAACTAATAAAATAACACTTCCACTCGTTGTTAATTCACTAGCTTTCGATAACGTCGGTTGGTCAACAGCAATTCAAATATCTAAGTTATTCGAAAATCAAGAACCGGATTTCACAGGTCTTAATTCCGCAGCTTACGAACCATTCTTAAATTCTAATTCTACAGAATTCCAATCTGTTAATCAATTTATCGAAATTCTTAATTCAAATGGATTCAATATCCAATCAGAAGAACAAGTAATTATAACCTCAGATACTGTTAAATATGAAATGACAGGATCTCCTAAACCTTACGGTTTCAAAACAAAAGAAGATTTTGTAAATCTAATCAAAAAACATGGTTACATACACACAGGCCTCGATAAGTCTACCACTATTCTTATCACTGATGATCTTACTTCATCTTCTAGTAAAATGTCGAAGGCACAAAAACTAGGAATCGAAATCAAAACATACGAAGAAATTCTTAAATCTATAAAATAATGAAAGCACCTAAAAATTCAGAAATTGTGTTTATTGTACTTTGGTTTTCTTTAGTTACTACTGTAGCTGTCCTATTTGCATAAGATATATAATGTATGGCAAATACTATCAAACCAAATCCTACAGCCTTGGAAAGAGTCTTGAAAATAAAGACTGTTGATGAGATGATGGATATACTTAAGGAATACGGAAATAACGATGGTGATTACAAAGTAGGAACTAAAATCGTCGTGGTAAACAAGATGCAAAAAGATTACGAATACGAGCTAGTCGAGCCTATGGGTGAAAATTTTGCATCGGATTTTAAGCCTCGATATACACCTTCTCAAATGCTTACCGAAGGCGTTTTTGGTGGTAAATACTGCAATGATCAAATACTCGAATTTCCTGCTAGTTGGTATGAAGATAGTCGTCTTTGTCCTGAAGGAAATAACACAGAAATTAATCGTTTCAAAGCCGAAAGTAGAATGCCTTTATGGGCATGGGAAAGAGATAAAATGCTAAGCACTTACGATCCAAGAGGTTGGTTTGAATGGTATATGAGATATTATTTAGGTCGTCGAATTGAAGAAGATTTTCAAGGACAACCTTATGATAGACATCAAATTAATCGATGGAAAACTTTTGCTCGTCACTTCGGTCAGGTAAAAGCTAACTGCGACGCTAATGATATGGAATGTAGACCTCGTCAAAGACAAGCTTTACTTCAATGGTCATGGCCTTCATATGGATTACAAAAAGAATGGGTGGATTTTGAACCACCTGCTAAAAAAGAAGACGAAATATAAATGGAAAATTTATCAACATTCAAAGAGTTCTTAAATGAAGCTGCAAGAAGCAATGAGGCTCTTAAATACGTAACATCTAAATATAAAGATGATAGAGTTAATTCTGTTACTTTTGATGAAGTTCTAGTTCCTTTAGCTAATCACCTAGATGACTACGCTGATAGAATGATGGGAGATTTAGAATATTCGAAAAAAACATTTGCTGCTTTCAAAGCTCTAGTAGATCTAATGACGGCAGATCAAATAGAATCAGACAAATATAACTAATATGAAAAACTTAAACACATTCGAAGAATTCGTTAATGAATCAAGAGACGATTGGAGAGAACTAGAAGGAAACGATATGAATTCCATGTTAGATGCAATTTCATTTCTTTCAAGAGGAAAGGGATTAGAAGCATTAGAAAAGGAACTTAAAACAAAAATGCCTTTTCAACTTATAGGATCACCTATGGCACACCCGAAAGGTCGTGGAATGTTTTCAGCTTCAATTAATTTCGTTCCAAAGACTAGTACTAAGCTAAAAACTGAAGATATTATTGTTGCTGCTAATAAAGTTCTTGCTGATCACGGTTACGATAAATACAAAATTCAAATCTTGAAATAATGAAAAACTTAAGCACATTCGAAGAGTTTGTAAATGAAGGATATAATCATCCTTACACAATTGAACATGAAGTTGGGGATGAAATAGAATTACCTGTTTTAGGAAAATGTAAAGTTGTAGAGGTAGGATTCAAACCGAAGAAAACTTATTCAAATCCTTGGACTTCGGTATCTAAAGATTTTTCAACATTTGAACCTAATAAAACTTTTCACAAAACTACACACAAACCACAAAACATTGGTGCAAAAGCTATCAGATTAGAAACAACAGATTCTTTTAAGGATCCAGTTATTCTATACCAATACGAAATAGACGGTAAAGTCTATTCACAATACGCTTACATGACATAACTATGAAAAACTTACACACATTTGAAGAATTTGTTAATGAACAAGAGGAAATGTTAAATGAAGATAGTTCTTCTTTGATAACTTCTTTTATGTTGCTTATGCAATCCACCTTAATGCTTACTTTGGCAATCCAAAAATCTGGAGGTTTTAGTGGAGGAGATACTGGATCGATTAAAGAATGGTGGAACCGTTGGAAGAAAGACAGGAGAGTAAACAAAGTACTTGATCGACTTAAAGACGATGCAGACGTTTTAGCATTTCTTAATTTACCAATGAGAGAACAAAAAGGAAAATGGCAAAAGCTAATAGACAAAAAATTAAATACAGAAGAGAAAGATCTTCTTAAATCAATATCTAGAGATAGAGTTAAAGACGGTAAATTATGAAAAAATTATACACATTCGAAGAGTTCGTTAATGAATCTCGTAAAGTAGATGAAGGATTTATGAGTGAATTAGATATCACTCGTCAAGAATCGAAAACACTTAATGATTTCATTAAGAACGCAAAATCTGATTTTAAGGAAATTGCAAAAATGAAAGATTCTGATGAATTCCTTAAAGAAATATGGGATCTTGGAAAGCAAATGAACGAAGATTCTCTTAATGAAGGATATCAAGATAAACTCAAAGATATCCATTTTGAAACAGATCCTAAAAAGCAAGAAGATCTTAAAATTGCTTATGGTAAAAGTACCGGAGAAGTAACTATTACTAAACAAATAGAAACGGCTGATTATATGCTTAGAAAATTCCGTAAAGATATCAAATATGGAGATGGATCTAACGTGGAAGTTTTTGTACCTGGTACTTATGATGCAGTAACATCTAGATTAGGAGATGGACCACATGCTAAGAAACGTCAATCTATAAGATGGAACAAAAAAGAATATGACAAATGGATAAAAGATATGTCTGGTAACGGTGGTGCAGAACATGCTTTTGATATGGCACAAAATGCTAAACAAGATCCAAGTCTACTTGATTATGTTAGAAAAAACAATCCAGGTGAAGATCCTTTAGCGGTAATTCAATGGGCAATCGAAGCTTACGCATAAAATTAAATCGTAATATGTTATCAAAACCTATCTTACTTAACAACTTCAAACGTTCAATTGCAATGAATGAAGAATATCTTCTTAATGAAGCTGATGAAAGTGGACCTGAAAAAAGAATCGACGATTTAGCTAATGATCCAAAAGTTCAAGCTAAATTAGGAGCTTCTGCAGCTAAGTTGAAAGATGCTTTAATGATCCTTTTCAAAAGAGGTTATGGTGCTGCACAAACAAATTGGGGAGCAGTAAATCCTAATATCAAGAAACTAGGAAAACCTGCTGCTTATAACGCTTGGGGTTATGCAAGACTAAATGCATTTATAGAAAAAACGAAAGGGTACGAAACTACTGATTCAGATATAGCAGATTGGTTAAAAGGAAAAGGTGAAAAGCCAGAACCTTCAAAGTAAACTTAATTGACCTAGTCTATCAGTAAACTCTATTTCCTTTTACCTAAACAACCAATATTGGTTATATGACCATTCTAACTAGACAGTTTCAAAAACGAAAATTAATATGAGCACATTCAAAAAATATGACGAATTCTTAAATGAATCATTAGTGTTTCTGGATCTTAAGGGATCTATGACTAATGAATTCATGAATAATATCGAATTAAAAAGGGATTATGAAAATGCTCGTCGTTTATTTTACGAAAATACTACGTCTATATTCGATCATAAAGGAGATAACGTTTTCTCTCTAAGAACATATCAGAAATTAAAAAACGAAGATATGGATTCTGTTATAGAGAAGATAAACGAAGTAATGACTCGTATGAAATTTGCAAGAACAGGAAATTCAAAAATTACTAATATCAAAGAAAACATGTGGAAACTGAGTTGTAAACTTAGTTGATACTTCATCCTTATTTTTTCATTAAATTAAAAAAAACATGGAAAAGCATAATGTCTACAAAAGCTTCCAAGAAGCTTTCTTAGGTAATGTAGAAAAAATTGTTAATGAACCAGAATTCAAAACCTCTTCTCGAATTGGATCTGTTCATGAAATCTCAGGATTAACTTACGAAGTCGAAGATCTTTCAACCTTTCAATTTGAAAATGAATCCATTGGTCGTTTAGATTATAACTATGCTGATAAATTCTATCAATGGATGATATCAGGTGCTGTCGATAACGAAGCTCTTCTTAAAGACTATCCTAACGTAGCTAAATTCATGGAAAAACCTAAATCAAAAGGTCTTCCTGAAAACTTCAATACATTCTACGGACCTCGTATTTTAGAACAACTCCCATTAGTCAAATCAGAATTAGTAAGAAATCCCGATACTCGTCGAGCTGTTATCTCAATTATCTATAAAGAAGATTTGCTTCTTCTCGATAAAGATGAATCATTAGAATTTCCTTGTACGGATTCCGCTACATTCTTTATTCGTGACGGAAAGCTAAACGTTCACTTACATATGCGTTCTCAAAACATGGGTCAAGTAATTAAACTAGACATGTATTTATGGGGTAGATTCACTACTGAATTAGCAAAAGAACTTAATTTACAATTCGGTAAATTTAGTTGTTCAATTGTTTCTGCTCATGTATTTGAAAAGGATTTCGATTATCTACAAACTCTGTTTCCCACTACTACTTTAGGAAACGTATATACTTCAATCAATTAGTTCATATAAATTAAAAAACAAATGAAGAAAAAGACTAGAGTCTTCTATGCGGTCCAAGTTTCTAACTTTACCGTAGTTGATGGCACACCAAAATGGTTATTACGAAATGATGCTTGTATGAATATCTGTATCGGTATTGTTTCGTCTATATTAGATGCTTACCCAGATGATTATGAATTTTTAATTAAAATTCCAGCAGCATCAGACACATCAGATGTTAAACACCTAGAAGATTTATTCGATAAAAAACATTTAGATCGAATTGAATTCTTCAGAGATAATATCCCACATTCACCTGTAACTAGTCGATTCCATTTCGATATATTTCGATATATTACTCGTAAAGATTCATTCAAAGGAATCGATGTAATGATTAACGATGAAAATACGTTAACTAAGAATTGGCGAATCTTCTTTCAATCAATTGGAATGGAAGTTCCTATCGTTTCTACAAATTACTTTATGGATTCTCCTATCTCACCGAAATCAGATCCAAAGGTTCGATATTACGAAAGACAAATGGAATCTCTTATGTGTTCGGATATGTTCGCATATCCAGTTCAATCTGCTTTAGATGAAGCACTCGAAGCTTATGATTTTATGTTTAAGGATCGTAAATGGTTAGGAATTCCTACAGTTTGGAATATTGGTGCTTTCTATAAGGAAGTTGCTAAAGGGCATGTTGAAAAACCAAAAGATAAAGTAACAATTTACTTCGGTAATCGAATCACAGATTCAGCTAATAGATACACTAATTGGCATATATTCGCTGAAGGAATTGGTAAACTTTCGGATCTTATTGATATGACTAATGTCGAAGCTATCATTCTTAATCCAACTAGAAAGGTAACCGAAGAACAACAAAATCTAATCGATAAACTATCTAAAGGTCATGTAAAAGTTCTTTCCAATAACGAATCATTTACACGTTCACAGTATATCGAATTCATTAACAATGCACATATTAGTTGTAATCTATTTACAAACGAAGTTCACGGTGGACTTACACATATCGAAGCTATGATGGCTGGAAATATCATGATTGCACCCGCTCTAAATGATTATCTTCATAAATACGAAGATAGTGGTAATCGAGAAAATTATCCTTTCTTAATTCAAATCGAAGATAGACAAATTAATATGGGATCCTTCGTTCAATGTTTATCGAATGCTGTTCATTGTGCAAAAAACGAAGCATTTCCTACATCTATGGAATACTATTCAGAAATGAATAAAGAACTAGCATATAAATATGCATCATATGAAAATTCAGCAAATATCATCGTTAAAGATCTTAATCTCTTAATCAATAGAAAAAAATGAATATATTAGTAACAGGCTCTGCAGGATTCTTCGGTAATTACGTAACAAATTACCTCGTTTCCAAAGGTCATAAAGTAGTAGGAATCGATAATCTTTCACGTAAAGGTTCCGAAATAAATGCTCAAACTCAATGTGATTCACCTGATGTAATTTTTGTTAGAGGTGATGTATCAAAACCAGAAGATTTAGAATTTCTAAAGGACGAACATATAGATTGGATAGTTGATTGTGCCGCTGAACCATCTGTTCTTGCAGGATTAGATGGTGGATCTAGAAATCTAATCAATAACAATCTTATTTCAACAATCAATCTTCTAGAAATTTGTAAAGATAAAGGTTGTGGATTCCTTCTTATGAGTACGAGTAGAGTTTATTCAATTAAAGATCTTTCAGAATTAGAAATTATAGAAGATGAAACGAGATTTTCTCCTGCTTTAATGTCTGCTTTTATCAATGAAGATTTTTCAACTAAACCACCTATTTCACTTTATGGTTCTACAAAATCTACATCAGAAATTATTGCAATCGAATATGCTAGAATGTTTAACTTTCCTGTTTGGATTGATCGATGCGGTGTAATTGCCGGTGCCGGTCAATTCGGTAAAATAGATCAAGGTGTTTTCAGCTATTGGATTTATTCATGGATCCGAAAAACTCCTCTGAAATATATCGGTTTTGGTGGTAATGGAAAACAAGTAAGAGATGTTATTCATCCTTTCGATATATGTGAAGTAATGAATAAACAAATTCATGATAGAACAATCGAAGATGATCCGATCTATAATTTAGGTGGTGGTTTATCTAATTCAATGTCTCTTCTAGAATTAAGTAATTGGTGTAAAGAAAATATAGATGAAGATGATTCTCATTTAGAAACCTCATCTGAAGTAAGACCTTTCGATATTCCAATTTACTTAACTAACTTTGCAAAGGCAAATAAGCGTTGGGGTTTCAGACCTAGTAAAGACATGCATGATATTCTGAGTGAAATAAGAGACCACGTAGTCAACTATCCAGAATTTCTTAATAGATTATATTGTTAAAAAATAGTTACACGTTCTTGATTATCAATCACTTTAATTCATATAATTAGTATATGGCAAACTTAATTATTTTAGAAGGTCTTTCTCGTACAGGGAAATCCACAATCACGAAAAAACTATCAGAAAGATATGGCTTCAATAACATATCTCTTAAAGAAAAAATGCCAGAATGCGTTGAATCTTTACCTGATTTCTATCATGGAATTCACGTTATTAGCAATGAATTCTTCAGATCCTTTAATGATAAAACATTCATTCTCGATAGATCATTCATCAGTGAATTAGTTTATTCAAGATTCTTTGGTAGAAAAACTCACATCAAAGAAGATACTGTAGTAGGTGATCTACTTCTAGATAATAACTTTGTCATCTTCAATCTTCAAACGATACATAAAAATTATATGGATCGAACACCTAAAGATCGTAGAATTTATTCTTTCTCTGAATTCAATAAGCAAAAAGATTCTTTCTATTGGTATTTCGAACATTACAAAAACATCGATAAGAAAAATTGTTGGACTAACAGATTCATTGAAATTGATACAGACGAAAATTCTATCAATGAAACGATAGATATTATTGAAACACACTTAATACAACATAACATAATTAAAAACAAAGTATATGAAACGCAAAGCAGCGATAGTAACAGGTAGTTCCGGCCTTATCGGTTCACAAACAGTTAAATTCCTCATTGATAAAGGTTATTACATAGTAGGAATCGATAATGATATGAGATCTTATTTCTTCGGTAAGGAAGCATCAACTAAAGAATCCGAAGAAAAAATGTTATCGGATTACGGTAGAGAAAATTTCAATCCTGTAAATATCGATATTAGAGATTATGATGGATTAGAAAATGTGTTTAAGTATCTAACAGAAAATATAACAACTCTATTAGGCAATCCAGTTGAATTTGATTTTGATATGGTTGTACATGCTGCTGCACAACCTTCACATGATTGGGCTGCTAAAGAACCTCTTACAGATTTCTCAGTAAATGCAATTGGTACTATGAATATGTTAGAGTTAACAAGACTCTATGCACCAAAAGCTACTTTTATCTTTACATCAACTAACAAAGTTTATGGTGATACTCCTAACAGACTTAACTTAATTGAATTACCTACTCGATATGAAGCTTATATAGAAATTAATGGTGGTGAATTACAAGAAATCGAAGTTTCTGAAAGAATGTCGATCGATCACACTAAACATTCAATCTTCGGTGCATCTAAAGTCGCTGCAGATGTAATGGTTCAAGAATATGGCCGATACTTTGGAATGAATACTGTTGTTTTTAGAGGTGGATGTTTAACAGGACCTAATCACGCAGGAGCTGAATTACATGGATTTCTTTCTTACTTAATGAAATGTATCGTTAATGAAAAACCTTATACGATCTTCGGATATAAAGGAAAACAAGTTCGTGATAACATTCACTCATGGGACTTGGTAAATATGTTCTGGCATTATCATCAAAATCCTAAGCCAGGAGCAGTATACAATGCAGGTGGTGGAAGAGAAAATAGTACTTCGATTTTAGAAGCAATCGATAAAGCAAATGAAATTCTTATCAATAAAGGAATCAAATCTAAAGCTTGGAATAACTACAAAATAGATCCACAAAACAGAATCGGTGATCATCAATGGTACATCTCAGATTTGTCTAAATTCCAAGAAGATTATCCACAATGGCCAGGAATTACTATCTCTTTAGATGAAACGATTCTTCAAATTCTCGACGAAGAAGTTTCACAATTACCAGAAACTATCTCTCAATTATAACATAAAAAATTAAAAATAGAAAAATGAAAAAAGCCTTAATTATTGGAATTACAGGACAAGATGGATCTTACTTAGCAGATTTACTTTTAAGTAAAGGATATGAAGTTCATGGATTAGTTCCTTCTAGATCAACAAGAAATTACACTAATATCGAGCATATAGTAGATCGATTAAAATTAGTAAATGGAGACTTAACGGATGCACCTTCTCTTAATAGAGCTGTCGAAGAATTTCAATATGATGAAATTTACAATCTTGGAGCAATATCATTTGTTGGAGTTTCGTGGGAAATGCCAGAAGCAGTAACTAATATCAATTCAATCGGACAACTACGTGTTCTTGAAGCTGTTCGTAAATATAAGCCAGATTGTAGAGTTTATTTTGCTGCATCTTCTGAAATGTACGGTAAAGTTAGACAAGTTCCTCAATCAGAAGAAACACCTTTCCATCCACGTTCTCCTTATGGAGTTTCTAAATGTTATGGATTTGAAATCACAAGAAATTATAGAGAATCCTATAATATGCATTGTTGTTCAGGTATATTATTCAATCATGAATCTCCTCGAAGAGGTGAAATGTTTGTTACTCAAAAAATTGCAAAAGCAGCTGCAAGAATTAAGTTAGGTCTACAAACAGATCTAGGTCTTGGTAATTTAGATGCAAAACGAGATATTGGTCATTCAAAAGAATACGTAAGAGCTATGTGGTTAATGCTACAATCAGACAATTCAGATGATTATGTTATTGCTACAGGAGAAACACACACAGTTGAAGAAATGGTTCAAGTTTGTTTTGATTATGTTGGATTAGATTGGAAAGATTACGTTTATATCGATCCTGCTTTTATTAGACCTGCAGAAGTAGATCTTCTAATTGGTGATCCTACTAAAGCTAGAAAAGAACTTAATTGGAAACACGAAATAGGATTCAAAGAGTTATTAGAAGAAATGGTTCAATATCAATTAGACAAGGAGCTAAGCAAAAACCTAAATGTTAAAGAAGCTAAGTCTTTAATTCAATTTGAAATTCAATCACAATTAGCAAAAGTATGAAAATCGATATAGTACAATTCAATCCTCTAATTGGAGGTGAAACCACTCTCACTAAGATCCTTTTTAAGATCTTAGTGGAAATGGGGCATGAATGCCGATCTATTACACCTTCTTCAAGTGGAAGAAAATTAAGTGGATGGCAAGATCTAGAAAATCAAGTATGTGTTAAATACAAGGAATTCGGTGAATGTGTTAAAGAAGCAGACATTGTACTCTTCATAAATTCAATTCACCTTAAAAGTAAGAAGAAAAAAGAGGATCAGAATAAAGCTTTTGAAACTGTTCGTTTAGTTTTCGAACAGGTAAAAGATAAGAAGTTAATCTTCTCTGAATATGGATTACATACTATGAGGTTATATGCTTATGAAGATATTTTCAAAATCTTAGCTGAACAAAACAACCGAATCATTCTATTTACTTCTACTAAAGCTTCCATTCCTATTTATGCGAATATGGGCTATGAAGCTTTCTTAATTAGACAACCTTTTGATACGGATTTCTATCCACCTATTGATTCACCGGATCCAAAAGATAAATTACAGATCTGTTTTAATTCTAGGTATACGGCTAATAAAAGACCTCAAGACATTCTACCTTTCTTTAGCAAATACATCAAAGGAGATAAATCAGAATTCCAATTAAATCTTAGAGGTAACGTTAGAGATAACTGTACTATTTGGTATAATCTACAAGAATACTTTACTGACGAACGTATCGTAATGCACCCTTATTTCGAACACATGTATCAGATCTATGATAAGCAAGACTTTTGTATTTATGCAGGATATACTACTCTTTGTGAGAAAGGAAAAATGGAGTATTCTATTCTAGAATCTATCTACTATGACATTCCTTTAATTTGTGAAAGTGACGTATTTGAACATTTTCAATATGATGAATATGGCGTAACTAGGGAACAATTAAGAGAATGCTTTATATTCCTTAATCAAAAGAATCTAGATGATGTTATTAGTGGAAATTTAGATGGTAGACCTTATGCTAAAAAGGCTAAAGAACTTCTTCTAAACGATTTCTTACCTGATTCCATTAAAAGGAGAATTGATATTGGTCTAAAAGCTTTTGATAGACCTTCAAGAATAAATCAATCTCTATTTTAGAAAATTCGATTATAAGTCTAGGATAAATACTAAAAACATTAATCAAAATGTACTTTAAGAAATACGAAGACTTCGTTAATGAAGATAATCTGATCATTTATTCTTTCGGAGAAGACGGATCTATTAACGAAAAATCTGAACCTTTTACAGTAGATACAGAGGTAATTAAACCTAAAGTAGGAATCATATGTCCAACCTATAATATCGACGATAATAACAGAGGACGTGGAAATTATATCAATTTCAAATCAATGATCACAGCAATGATTGGTGGATTGCAAAATCAATCTCATGAGAATTGGAAGCTTTTTATTATTGGTGATTGTTTTCAACCAGAAGAAGAACTTGTTGCAATCTTAAAAGATAAACTTAAGCCTTCGCAATATACATTCTTTAATCTAAAAGAACCCGGTGAAAGAGGTAAAGTTCCTGACGATGTACTTCGTAATTCTGCTGGAACTGCTGCACTCAATAAAGGAATTTCCCTTGCAAAATCTGAAGGGTTTGAATATCTTGCTCATATCGATCATGATGACGTTTGGAAATCTGCTCACCTTGAATTAGGAATGAGAGCATTCCAACAAGATCCAGATATTGCTTTTGTTTATACAAGAGGATCTAAAGCTAGATCTAAAGGTAATGGAACTGGAGTTTATTATTGGGGTAGAGAGTATTCAAAACCTGTTATTTTTACCGAAGATTTACCTGGTGAAATAATAGGTGCAGCTCATAGTAGCTTAATGTATCATGCTCCTACTTGTGGATGGATTAAAGGACGTACAGTTCCTGAAATGAAAAGTTCTGCACCTAAAAGAGCTAAAGAAATGGGTGGAGATGAAGATTTTATTCGTAGATGTTTAGATAACTTAATGTCAAAAAGCAAAAAGGTTGCTTATATGCCTAAGCTAACAGTTCGTTTAAGAAACGCTAAAGGGAAACTTCCTTCTTAGTTGTTAACAGATTATACAGAGAGGTCATTAGTTCAAAACTGATGACCTTTTTTTGTCATAATAAAATAAAAAATATGAACATATTTGTATTGGATAAAGATCCACATATTGCTGCAGAAATGCATTGTGATAAACATGCATTGAAGATGATTATTGAACATGCACAAATGATGGCTTCAGCTTATTATTCAACTATTGGAATTAGTCGTAAAAAGGAAATTCCAGAAAATCAAAAAGCCGTAGATGATCTATTTAGTGGATGGCCAAGAAAACATGAAGATGGATCTGATCATCCTTACGGAATAACTCATGTAAATCATCCTTGTACAATATGGACTCGAGAATCTATTGAAAATTTCAATTGGCTTTGGGAATGTAACGATCACCTATGTGATGTATTTGAACAGAGATGGGGAAAGGAACATTCAATCAAAGCAATTATGAGATGGATGAAACAAAATCCACCTAATCTTCCTTCATCCGAACAAACACCTTTTGCTCAAGCTTTTCCTGATTGCTATCAAGAATTCGGACCTATCGAAGGATATCGAAAATACTATGCAATGAAAACTACTTACATGAATCTTAAATGGGATTATTCACCACAACCTTATTGGTGGAATGAAGATTTTGTAAATGAATCTGTTCAAATGTATAATGAAGCACAGGAACAAATAGCAGCATAAAATATAAAAAACTATGATTATACAACAAGAATTTCAGCACGATCCTTGGAAAATGCTAATAGGATGTATTATGCTAAATCAAACTAGCAATAAGAATGTACGTCAAGTTATATATGATTTCTTCGATCGATGGCCAACTCCACAATCTGTGGTTTCGGCTAATCCAGATGATATCCGAGATCTAATTAGACCTCTAGGATTCTATAATATCCGTACAAATCGAATTCAACGGTTTTCACTTGAATATATAGAAAAAAGGTTCATTAATGCATCCGAACTTTACGGTATCGGAAAATATGCAGATGATTCTTATGAGATATTTATTAAAGGAAACACTAATGTGAATCCTACTGATAAAATCCTCATAAGATATCTGAATGGTGAATTCATCGATCAATAAAAAAAAGAGAATTATGAAAATTCAAAATTACGAAGATTTCTTAAATGAAGCAGCTAAGTACAATCCAGACAGAACACATTCCGATATGGCTATGTATGGTCTTTGGTTAAGAAACCAAATTCACTTATTCCATTGGCAAACCGAAGTAGGTGATCAACATAAAGCTTTAGGAGAATTTTATGATTCTTTCTTAGGTAAGCTAGACGAAGCAGTTGAAGTTTGTATGGGTAAACATGGCCGAGTAAGTTTTACTCCTACTGCAACTCAACCTCTACAAAATCTTAAAGATGTTAATGTGTCTGAATTCGTTAATATCGGAGTTTCTAACTTTGTATCTTTCAGAAAAGATGTTTATGGCGACAGTCCGGAAATTCAAAATATAATAGATGAGATTATCGCTGAAATGCATAAACTTAATTATCTATTGACTATGTCTTAATATGAAAAATATACTATCATTTCAACAATTTCTCTTAGAGAAGAAAGATCCACATCCTTCTGAACAAGATAAGAAGATTAAAGATGAGGATAAGAAATACCCTTACGGATGTGCAATGCTACATTTCAATTTTCCAGATATGAAAATCTTTCATGAAAGGATTGTAGCTGAAGATTTAAGTGGAGATGGATTAGAAACAGAACCACATGTAACAATACTTTATGGGTTACATTCTGATGATATCGATGATAACGAAGTTATTCGATCTTGTACTACAGGAGTTTCTTCTGTTCTACTACATAATGTTTCTTGTTTTGAAAATAAAGATTATGATGTTCTTAAGTTCGATGTAAGAAGTTCATTCTTACACAATATGAATAAAGAACTTGTTAAACTTCCACATACTAATGATTTCCCAGATTATCATCCACATTGTACTATAGCTTATTTGAAACCTGGTAAAGGTAAAAAATACATGGAAGAATTCGGTGAAAGATCTTATGAAGTATTCCCTACGAAAGTAGTTTATAGTAAACCCGACGGAACAAAAATACAATCAGGATTTAAGTTAAGATGACCTTTCTAAAGTTCAATTCATTTCTTACAGAAGCTAAATTAAATGAGATCGGTGAAGGATCAAAACCTTTCGATTGGAGAAGAATAGGACCTACAAAAATAGGTGGTTGGATGTCTGATATTTCCATGGTAGATAAAGCTGATACAAACCCTAATTGGACACAGCTACCTAATCTTCAATATGAATTCAAAAGCGAAAACGCTGAATATATTGTTAGTATAGCAGGTGGTTGGAAAAGGCATGTACACATCAGTTTTAGTAGAAGACCTAATGCACCAAAACCTCAAGATTTCGATTTAGTTATTGTAGTTTCATTTAATACGAAAAACTCAGAAGGTGAAGCAATAACCAATTTTGGTGAGCAATTTAGAGTAGTAACTACAGTTACTGAAATCATGGAATCTGTAGTTAAAGAAATTACAGAATGGGAATGGATAAAACTACAAGAAATTCGTATATTCCCAAAACTTGAAGATGGTGAAGGTGGAAAACCAATGAATCAAACGAAAAGAGGTAGACTCTATTTCGAATATATTAAGAAGCAAGGAAGAAGACTTCCTGGTAATTGGACAGTAGAAACTGGAGGCGATGGATTTGTAATACATAGAGGTCAACGAACAGGCAGTAATTATACTCCGATTAATTAAGATAAATAAAAAACAAGCGGAAGCTTGGATAAATATAACGTAAACAAAAAACTACAAAAAATGCAAAAATTTTCAGAGTTCGTAAAAGAACACAAGACTATTTTGGAATCTAAAGCACAAGAAGCTAAAGAAACTAAATTCAACTCTCTATTCGAATCCAAATTGAAAGAAATGGGAGCTAAAACAATCCTCGATCTTAACGAAGAAGATCTTGAAAAATTCAACTCTTACGTTAAGTCTTTGAAAGAAGATCTTTCAAAAGGAGATGTTAAGAAAATGGTTAAAGACGAAACCAAAGATCTTGAAAAGAAAGTAGAAAAGGCAGAAGATGCAGCTAAAGACGCTGAAGCTACGGCTGAAGATGCTGAAAAAGATGCTGAAAAAGCTAAGAAAAAAGCTGGTCAAGACGAAGTAACTGACGAAAAATCTTTCCGTGAATATGCTGAAGGAGTTCTTAAAAAAGCTCATGGTGATAAATACGACGAAAAAATTGGCGATAAAGTAATCAATGGTCTTATTTCTAAAGTTAAAGATAATGATTGGGGTGAAGCTATAGGTCGCTTAACTTCTGGTCTTGGAGGATAGAAAATTAAATCGAAAGATATGAAAAATTTACATACATTTGAAGAGTTCGTTAATGAATCTCTTAATGAAGGAACTACTCCTCATTACAAAAGATTAATAAAAAGGGCTAAAGAAGAAGGAATTTCAACAGATTCTGAATTATATGACCTTATATCTGATGAATTTCCTGATGATCAAATTACAGGTGCTGATTATGAAGAGGCTAGAAAAGTCTTAAAAATAACAGAATCAGTAGTAAACGAAGGAGATATGACTAGAGATTATGATGGCTTTATTGTATCTGATACTGATTCAAAAAAGAATTTGCATTGGAAATTTAGATACATGAAAGGAATCCGAAACAATAAAGTTGAAGACATCGCAATCGCAAAAGTTATGAAAGAAACAGGAAAATCTAGAGCAGATTACTGGGTAACAGGAGCTATTAAAAAAGGTGAATGGAATAAATCAGACGCTCAAGAGATATAACGACAATTATAACTTAAAGATACTTAAAGGATTTGGTCGCAATGCGTCTGAATCCTTTTGTTTTATAGATACATATAATTAAAAATAAGAATATCATGCCAAAATTCCTTAAATACTCGGATTTCGTAGATCCTTCTAGAAAAGGCAAATTTGAATCTATTACTGTTTTCGATGTTGATGATACATTAGTAGTTACAAAATCCAAAATTAAAGTTATTGACGATATTTCAGGCGAAGAATTTTCTTTGACTCCTGCAGAATTTAACGAATTTGAAAAGCAATCTCATCATAGCATGGATTTTTCAGACTTCAAAAATCTAGATATTCTTAAAGCAGGAAAGATTATCGATAAGATCTTTAAGATTCTTCAAGAAACAATGGATGCCGGAAGAAGAGTTGGAATCATTACAGCTAGAGACGATCGAAATTTGATCTATCAATTTCTACTTCATCATGGAGTAGTTGTTAATCCTCAATACATATTTGCAATTAACGATCCTTCACTTGGATTCGAAGGTTCTGTAGCCGAAAAGAAAAAAGCAGCATTTATGGAATTCGTTAAAATGGGATTCCGTGACTTTATTTTCTACGATGATGATAAAGAGAATATAAGAATCGCAAACGAATTAGACAAAGAAATAGAAGGAATTAGAATTAAATCTAAACAAGTTAAGCCTACATGGAAAACGAAATAGAAAAAAACAGCAGATTGAGAGAAAGATCTTTACATAAAATCGATACATTTGCAAGAATAGTTACAGAAATTTCCGAGTTATCTAATGCTTCTACTAAGAAAGTAGCATGTATGACTCTACATAAAAATTTCACCAAAATTGCTTCATTCGGTTATAATGGTTCATATGCAGGAGCACCTATCAATCCAATTACAGGAACAGAAGAAGATTCTTTAGAACCTGGAAATTCCGGATTCATTCATGCTGAAGTTAATATGATTGCAAAATTCCGTGAAAATGATCCGGAAAATTATATCGTTCTTCTTACTCTTTCCCCATGCAAAATGTGTACTAAAATCCTAGTTAATTCGGGATTCAAATACATATATTGGATCGAAGATTACAGAGAAAGAGATCATCTGAGTATATTCGACGAATGTGGTATTCAATACGGTAACATCGATCGTCTAAAAGAAATATACGAAGAAAAAATAAAATAAGAAGAATGTCTTATACACTTACTATCATCAAACCAGATTCTACTCTAAAAGGACACACGGGATCTATTATCAAAAGAATTTCCAATGCAGGTTTTCGAACTATAGCAATCAAAACAATTCGTCTTACTGATGAAAAAGCAAAAGAGTTTTATAAAGAACATACAGAAAAACCTTTCTTTAAGGATCTAATTAAATTTATGACTTCTGCATCAGTTACTGTTATTGCTTTAGAATCTAATACAAATACCGTAGAAGATTTCAGAAAGCTTATAGGTGATACGGATCCTAAATTAGCTAATGTAGGAACTATAAGAAATCTTTATGGAACTGAAGTAAGTTCGAATGCAATACACGGGGCAGATTCAGATGAATCAGCTATAAGAGAATTAACTTTCTTCTTCCCTGAATTAGGAAATCGATTCATTAATGAGTCTTTTGATTGGTCTCATTTAGATGAAGGTGTTATGGATATGGTTAAAAAAGCTGTAACAAAAGGTGGTGAATTTGCTAAGGACGTTTGGAATGCTACAAAAAGAGAAGGTAGAGAAACCAAAGAAGCTCTTAGAATCCTTTCAGAAATAGCTAAAGGAAATAAAGTTTCAGATAAAGAAAAATCATTCTTAAAAGCACAATCAGTCGATCTTATTAAGGTTGTTCCAGTTATAGCAATTTCAGGAATTCCAATTCCTGTTCCAATTACACCTTTCTTAATTATGTTAGGTAATAAGGTAGGTTTTGATCTACTCCCTAATTCTCATACTAAAGTGGATTATCAGTTCTAGAACAGGACAGCAATTTTCGATTGATATATAGAATAAATTGCTACAACTGTGGACGGGCTCATACTAAGAATTACATACGATTTTTTGAATAATCTTGATAGGAGAGGATTGAAAGTCTCTAATATCAGAGTAAAGCTTATTTCAAAAAATACAAAGCTCAGAGGAACTACATATCTTGCATTTTCTGATTTGACTTCTTTCTTCGAAACATATAAATCTATTTTAGGTGATAGAAGATATTTATGTTCTTCTGGAGATTTCCCTATTGTTGAGAATTTTTCATTAAATAACGTTAATCTTAGATTCAAAAATTCATATAACTGGTACAATATCACACAATCCAGAAAACTCGATACTCGAATTCAATATGATAATTCTAGAAATGAGATCTATGATAGAGAAATTCAAAGATATTTAGATTTGATGTATAAATCTATGGATGAATATACAGTAAATGTAAATAACGGAATCAAAGTAAGACTTAATTCTTATGTTGATCCTTGTTATGTTGATGCTGGATATGTCTCTCCAAATTCCGACCCAAGCAATTAAAAAAATATAAAAATAAATGCCAGCAACCGCCAATTATCCGAATAGGCTAGATTTTAGAATACCTAAAGATCGTCCATTAAGTTGGGCAGAAATGGACAATAGATCCAGATTTGCCAATGAATGGGTAGAGGGATTCGATTATAGTCAAGGAATGGTCGTTCTTTTTGATGACTCATTAGCCCCTGTAAGTGCTACTGCAGGACTCCTTTCTTATTGGAGAGCAAATTCAGATCATTCATCTACATTAACTAATCCTCCTGGATATACTGCAGCTCCATGGGATAGAATTGGTGGATTAAATATAGCAGGACCTACTGGACCTGGAGGTGGACCTACTGGACCTACTGGACCTACAGGATCTACTGGAGTTCAAGGTTCTACTGGAATCCAAGGTTTTACTGGAATCCAAGGTTTTACAGGACCTCAAGGACTTACAGGGATTCAGGGATCTACTGGAATTCAAGGAACTACAGGACCTCAAGGTTTTGTAGGTAATGCTTCTACTGTACCAGGACCTCAAGGTCTTCAAGGAATACAAGGATATACAGGACAAGGATTTCAAGGAATACAAGGAGCTTCTGGGCCTACTGGAATTCAAGGACCTACTGGAATTCAAGGATCTATAGGAGCTGGTGCTACAGGAGTTCAAGGAGAACAAGGAATTCAAGGGTTGACAGGTCCACAAGGAATACAAGGTGAAATCGGATTCGGTATCCAAGGATCAACAGGAATTCAAGGAATTCAAGGATCTTCTGGACCTACTGGAATTCAAGGAGAAATAGGAATTCAAGGATTTACGGGAATTCAAGGAATTCAAGGTGGATTAGGAATTCAGGGAATTCAGGGAATTGAAGGACCTATTGGAATTGTTCCTTTAGATTGTTTAGATATTTATGATAATACAGGATCTCAAACAGTTCCTTCTGGAGGCGATTTGAATGTTATATTTGATACTGCTAGAACTGGTGTTACTTCTGCTTCTTTTACTGTTGATAATTCTACTACATCTAATGGATCAAGAATTACTTTTTTCAAAGAAGGAAAATATCTAATCATATATAAAATTGGTTTAGGACAAACAGGAAATACATCTTCTATTACATCTCAATTGAGATATAATGACGGAGTTAATGATAATGAAATCGATGGATTCAAAGGAATCGCAGATTTAGATTTTACGAATGGAGATAAAAGAGAAACTTTAACGGTTCAAGGAATTTTAGATGTTACATCAACTTATGTTTCTGTTCCTAGAAAAATTTACATAAAATTAAGTGAGACCCTAACACTATCTGCTACTAATGTTCTTTCTGATATAACATCATTATCTATAGTAAGTCTTGAAGGAACTGGTCCTACTGGTCCTATAGGAGCTTCTGGTGTAGGTGTTGTTGGTGCTACTGTTTCCGGAGGAGATCTTATTTTTACATTCTCAAATGGATCTACCTCAAATGTTGGTCCTGCTCAATACGGTCCAACCGGATCTACAGGAGATTTAGGTCCTACTGGTCCTACATCGACTGTGCCTGGACCTACGGGACCTACGGGAATTGATGGACCTACTGGATCTACTGGAATTGATGGACCTACAGGACCTACGGGAGGTTTAGGATCTACAGGACCTAGTGGACCTACCGGATCTCAAGGACCTACAGGACCTACAGGAAATTCAACATATTCTAAATATGTTCTTAAAATAAATTATGATACAGGTGGTAATATCGATTCGATAACACCATTTCCTTCATGTACAGATCCTATAGGAAATCCAATAACTTCAGGTTCTGGTGGATGGACATTCTCAAGAGATTCAGGAACACAAATAACAATAACACACCCTTTAGGAGTTCCGGCAGTTGATGTACAAACTCATGCCGAAACCTCAATAGGAAGTGGAATATACATATCTAGAACAATTACTGGTGCAGGTGCTGGTAACTACGTTTCTAATAGAACTGTTAACTTTAGAATTTATGGTATTGGTAGAACGAATATAGGTGGAAATGGTAATCATGCTTATATCACATGGCAGTTCCCTTCTAATACTATATTCATATAAAGTACAGCTAGAAACAACGAAATCAGAATAAAAAATAGAAAAATATAAATGGCTCAATTACCAGTTTTACCAGTATCGATTATAGTAAATGTACGTACTGGCTCTGTTAATGTAACTGAGACTTACAATAATCCATCTAGTGTTTGGAATGGTTATCCTACAGTATTTTCATGTACTTTAGATTGTATACCAACTCCAATTTCACAGGAAACTTCATTCAATTATAATGCGAATGATTTAGAGGTAGGAATGTGGATTTTGCAACCTAACGGTAATGCATTTGAAATTAGATCTATTACTTATGTGGATGATTTTACGGTTGATGTAGAAATAAAAGACGTAAATCTTTATAATTTACTTAGTGATTATACAGTAAGTGGTAATAACTATCCTATCGAAGAGACTGATAGTATATCAATAAGCTTATCTGAAGACGGATATCCGATGACTCCTTTCTTATCAGTCAATATGTCTTCGAATCTTCAAGATATAAGCTATTGGATTGATGATGCTTTTGCTAGATTTCAATCAAGAAATCTTCTAAAAAGCCATTACTATAATAACGATGTTGTTAATCCTACATACTCTACATACTCAGTAGGACAACTAGTTTATCTTAGTTCAGGTGGAGTATTTACTCTTGTTAATACTGCTAGTACTACACAAGCAGAAAAAGCTTTCGGTACAATTACATCAGTTGATGAACCTGAAGATGGTAATCTTACAGTTAGACCTTTTGGTAGAATCATTAAAACTCAATTCAATTTACCAGGAAATAAAGGTGATGTTTTATATTATGATTCAACTCAATCTCCTTCTTTTGTTACTAATGTTAAACCTGCAATAAATCCTATTCCTGTTTATATTAAAATAGACACACAAATTGCTTCATATCTTTATCCTGCTTCGGGTAGTGGAGGAGGAGGTGCTAGTGGAACTGATGGTACTTCAGGAACAAGCGGAACTGATGGTACTTCAGGAACAAGTGGAGATGCTGGAACTTCAGGAACAAGTGGAATTGACGGAACTTCAGGAACTGATGGAACTTCAGGAACTTCTGGAGTAGGGACTGACGGTACTTCTGGTACTTCTGGGGATGGTACTTCCGGTACTTCCGGTATTGATGGAACTTCGGGAACAAGTGGAATTGATGGTACTTCAGGAACAAGTGGAATTGACGGAACTTCAGGAACAGATGGAACTTCTGGAATAAGTGGTACAGATGGAACTTCCGGAACTTCCGGAACAAGTGGTACGGATGGAACTTCGGGAACAAGTGGAACTTCCGGTACTTCAGGTATTGATGGAACTTCGGGAACAAGTGGAACTTCAGGATCAAGTGGTACTTCCGGATCAAGTGGTACTTCGGGATCTAGTGGAACTTCTGGTTCTTCAGGGACTAGTGGTACTTCAGGAACTAGCGGATCAAGTGGAACTTCAGGAACTTCTGGAACTTCAGGAACTTCTGGATCAAGTGGAACATCAGGATCAAGTGGAACATCGGGAT